ACCAAGTGCCGAACGTGAAAATCTAACTTTTGCACGCGCAATTAGATCATCATCAATCCATGCCTTTTCAATCTTGCCAATATGTTGAGTATGATCATGGTTAAACAGCAAAGCACCTGATGAATTAATTCTAGTCAAATCCATTGATTTAATATCGGTAATTTCGATACCCCACCAACGCTCGTAAGGTTCTTCGCTTGCAAACGCTAGTTCCACCGTTCTGTTTTCAACGTCTATTGCATCGCGCTTTTCAACGTGTAAAAACCTGGTAGCCTTATCACCAACTACAGGCATTTTTCTTGTTTCTGTTTTATTCATCGTCTATTTCCTCACTTTCGGTTTCAATTGGCATTAAGCCCAATTCCGTTTGGAGTTTTTCATCAAAGGCGATTTCCTCCATAACCGTTCTATAATCACGGCCGCCCGATTCTATAATGTGTTTTCTGCTTTCTATTTTACCACTTATTTTTTCAATTGCACTTTTTGTTTCTTTAACCGGATCGAGCATGTCACGAATTGGAAAAACCCACTTTATTTTTAGATCATCACGTTGTGCTGCAGTTAATTCGCCTTGCATAACCATTGCATCTAAAAACCAATTAGCAACATTGGTAAGGCATTGCGCTTCGAAAATGTTTGATTGCCAGGCTCGTAGGTTGCGGCTCATGGCTATCCATCCCATACGGGCCGATGAATAATTTACATTTCCATAATCACCACTCATTTCCTCGTATGAGATACCTAAACCGTTTGCCATATCTAAACGGAATTGTTTATAAAATTCAGTATCACCATTTAAATCAGGTAGCTCTGGAAATTCAATTGTTTCACCAGGCGCGAACCTGTTGACTTGCCCGCGTTTGATTTGCGATAATTGGCTACCATCGGATTTAGCTTTTTTCTTACCAATTAAATCATTGATGTTTCCGCTTTCGTCTGATGTCACTATTGCGGTTAAGCTTGATTGCATTTGTTGTTTGGTTAATACGTTTAACCTGTAGTTTGCAATCATTCGCATTGTTGGAATAACTGGTGCAAACCAGCTTGAACCAAGTCTTTGATCAACACCGTCTTGCCTAAACACGTGACAAATTTCGGAAGCTTTTACACGAATCGTGGTGTTATCTTCGTTTGTATTGAACAAATGTGAATAAGATTCACGAGGGTTCTTTTTATAAAAATGGTACGCAACCGGTTGCCATTGGGAATTATATTCAATTCCGTTTACACAAACATTTTTAGTTTTTGAATTGGTGAAATCCGTTGCTAAGTAATCAAATGAAATGACTTGCATTTGGATCGGGACCGTTAGATTCATATTAAAAGAACGGTAGCGCCGTCTTAAAAAACAATTCCCGTTTTTAACCAACTCGCGTAACATAACGGACTGCAAACCATAAAGGTTATTGACCTGGGAGGCATCGCATTCAGTAGTATCAAAAAAACTAATTAAAGCCTTTTCAACCATTTGCGTTAACTCAACATTGCCAGTTTTTGAAACCGCTTGCGGTGTCACACCGCTACCGATGATATTTGATTCCAGCACGCGCAGACCACGTTCGGCATTTGGATCATTTTTAATTAGATCATCAACACGAGCATTTAAACCTAAAATTTCCCATGGATCGGGTGTAGTGCTAGAACCGTAGGGCATCCAACCATCACTTGTGGTTTCAGTATCAAGCGCGTCATATTTCTTTTTTGGTTTTTTAAACCAACTAAAAATTCCCACTACCTGGAATACCCCGTTTCTATAACACGGGTATTTGTACCCGATGAATCTAGGCTTGCTATCATATAATCGCGCAATTTAAGCATTTCCGTTAGGTCCCTATACTCGATTTCTTTGTCATTCGAGTATTTAACTTTTTTCGCACCGGTCGCAATTGCTTTTTCAAGAATTTCAAGGTCGTTAGAATTCCAACTTGCCACGTTCGCCGCCTAGTCTTTTTTTTTAATTATAAAGTGTTTGACTATATTTTACGCGCGTTCCCCAAATAACTCAATAGCATTTTGTTCTAGAGCATCAACAATGGCATCGAAATTATCAGGTAAAGCCGTATGTAATTTTAAAAGATTCCACGCGACAAACGTATAACCAAAGCAATCAAGGGCTTCATTCCTATCACGCAGTTTTTTCCAAAACTTTTTTTGCCGTCCTGTTTTCTTGTCAGTCGCTTGCACCAAGGCTTCCGATGTTAATTGTTCAAAATATTCTTTTGATAGCATAGGAAAATGCGTGTAGTTTGAAGGGTAGCCCTCCATGATGTCCAATTGTTCCGCTGTAGGTGCTGGTATATTCACAGATTCATAAACCATAGCCTTGGAAGTGTTGGCAGATATAGTGTACAGCCTCGCACCGTTTTTGATTTTCTTATTTTTGTAATCTACATCGATCATGTTGGGCGCACCAACTAATTGCCGTGTTGCTAGTTCATCCTTACCCTTAACCACGAATAAAACACCAGCCGGAAACCTACGCGCAAACATATAACACCGATGGGATTTGAAACCGGAATCAAGCACCGATCCAATAATGGGTTTGGTTTTTCCATCAAAAGTTGGAAGCGGTGTAGCAAGGTAGTTATATAATTGCTCCCAGGGTGATTCGACTTTTTTTCCAGTTTCAGGATTATAATAGAAAGGCTTAAGCGGATCACTGATTTCAGTATCACCATAGAAAATTTTGTGGTCAATGATGTAGCTTTCAAGAGTACCATCTAAACGCATGTAACAAGCACGCACCGTACATTCCAGCCTATCACCCTGAACGTCAATACCACCAAGCAACGCATATTTTACTGCAGCTTCCGGAACAACACCCGCAGCATAGGATTCACGGCGCTGCATTAACAAGTCAACTTTTGGGACATTCTTATTTGTTTCCTTGAACGCCAAACCTAGAACTGTGTTGGTAAAGGCTATCCTATCTTCTTTTTTCTTATGCCCCTTAATCCAATCACTCGCAATTGATTCCCAGGACTTCCAACCAAGCGGCGAATATAAAGCATTGATGTAAAAACCAACGTGATTTTTTTCCTTGGGGTTCGGTTCGGTAGCAATCCACCTACCACCGGCCAGCATTTTAGTTTTGTATTTTTTTTCGTGTATGTGAAATTCGCAGGCCGGGCATTCATAGTAGACCGTTTCAGCAAGATGATTCCCCTTTTCATCCTTATCCCATTTAAGGTTTTCAAACTCTAGAGTGATATCTGCTTTACACTTAGGACACGGCAGGAATCTCATACGTTTATCGGTTAGCTCGTAATCTTTTGATACCAAGCATTCGCCGTCAATTGTCGGTGTTGAAATTTTGAAGTGTTTAGAACGGCCGCCAAATGTTTGAAGTCTGGCATCAACTAAAGCATCCACCGACCCTTCCCCGGAAACCGACTGTGGGAATTTTGAGTATTCATCGCTCACGGCATATTTTACACTTATACTTGCGAGGTCATTACTAGAGCCCGCGCTTGCAAGGTACAAAACACCACCATCAAAATCTTTTTCCGTTGTGCTGTTTGCCGAATCCCTAGATTTCTTTTCACTGAATATTTTTGTTAATGCCGGGCTTGAATCAATCATCGGTTGAATCCGGTTTCTACTCGCTCGCTTTAAAACCTTTTCGCTGGGCATCGTAAATAGTATCGGGGCTGGTGCATACTCGGCCCAATATCCAATCGTTCCATTGGCACCAGTGGAGGCCGCAATTTGAGATGATTTTTTCCACGTCACTTTTTTTGCAGGGTGGTCCACACCAAGGCAATCAACTATTTCAGTTAGGTGCGGGGTTCTTTTTAATCTTATCGGTCCTGGCTCTGCCGAATCTTTTTTTGATAAAACAAAATGCTGTTCCATCCATTCCGATGGTTTAAGTTTCGGCCTCGGTTGTAACATCCGGTAAAATGCCGCAATCATTTTCTTGTTGGGGCTGAGGCCCTTCAGGTACTTTCTTTTTTTGTGGTGCCTTTGGGCCATTTTCTAAACTCCAATCCTTGTCGTAAAAATTACTGGTAGGCACTTCGATATCATAGAACCGCAACACGTATAATTTATTCCGCAGGGTTCGTAATGAAATACCTAAAGACTTAGCCGCCTTGGTCCGGTTCCAACCAAATTCCTCTAAGTGACATAAGATCGCACCTAGTTCCGTTGTTTCCAGGTCGTACATTAAAATATTATTTGAAACGCGTTTTATTTTGCGCTTCGTGGTAGGGTTTTTATTCATCTAAAAACCTCGAAAATAATTTGACCAGCATATCATCATGCTCGGTTCTAATCAGTTCAGCAATTTCATTTGCGTTATCCATACCAACCAAAACAGGCGCTAGGCGATCGGGCAAGGCATCAAATGATTCACGTAGAAAACGGCCCTCGTTAGTTAGGGATTTCTTGAAGTCGTCGGCATCAACCAAATCACCACGCATCTTTTCAAATTCTATTTTTGCCTTTTGCGCTTTGTAGTGTTCGGATTTGGCTTGTGATATTGCCTTGGGCGGAATCTTTAATTTTTTTAATTCGTCCGCTTCCGAACCAGTTTCCTGGTTGTTGCCGCGTATCTTTTCATTGATTGCCTTAGTGCAATTAAAAAAAAAAAAAAAATATGCCGGGCCGAATTTGTAGAAATCA